TCTTCTCTTTACATGGAGACAGGTCGCTAAGATGAAGAACTCGGTAGCAACCAATCTTCTTCTACTTGACGAGACATTTGATTCATCACTTGACCATGATGGTGTGGAAAATCTACTTAAGATTCTTTATACACTCGGTGATGATACAAACGTGTTTGTCATTTCTCATAAAGGTGAAATTCTAGATGGTAAGTTCAATAATAAACTTGAATTTGTGAAAGAAAAGAACTTTAGTAAGATGAAAAGTAGTGTACAAGCTAACGAACTTGTGTTATAATATACTTATCTTTTGGAGGATACATAATGGAACTAAATGACAACACTTTAACTGTCCTGAAGAATTTTTCGGGTATTAACCCGAATATGTTAATTCGACAGGGCAATACAATTAAAACAATTTCGGAAGCTCGTAACGTATTGGCTACTGCTATAGTTGCAGAAGAGTTTCCGCAGGACTTTGGCATCTATGATCTCAATGAGTTTATTGGTGTACTCGGTCTTGTAGATACTCCTCGGTTAAAATTTGCCGAAGAGTATGTAACGATCGGTGATTCTACCGGTCGGTCAAAGATTAAATACTTCTTCTCACCAGAAGAAACTTTGACAATTCCTCAGAAAGACATTAACATGCCGGAAACGGAAGTTAAGTTTACCCTAACTAATGATACACTCAACAGGATTAAGAGAGCCGCATCCACTCTTGGTCATGATGAAGTGTCTATCACTGGCAAGGATGGAGTAATTAGTCTTTCTGTTGTAGACAGCCAGAACTCAACATCAAATGCTTTCTCGATCGACATTGATGGTGAGTACCCGCCTGAAGCAAACTTTAACTTTGTATTGGGTATCTCAAATCTTCGGATCATTACAGGTGATTATGATGTAGAGATCTCGAGTAAGTTAATTTCTTGCTTTAAGCATAAAGAACTTAACGTTAAGTATTGGATTGCACTTGAAAAAACATCTTCGTACGGAGTATAAAATGACTGAACCAGATAAGTATGACCACCTTTTGACTATTTCAAACCAAGTTGCCCGCTCATGTGTTGCTGTTGTAGATGCTATGACTCAGCGTGGAGCATTTAAAGGTGAAGAACTCTCAACCATCGGTAAATTGCGTGATGATGCAATTCAAATCATTCAGGTTGTAGAAAACATTCAACAAGAAAAGGCAATGGAGGAAGAATAAGATATTTACTTTCCTATGAATATGTGATATAATTATTTTTTGTTATGAGGATTGTAAATGTCTAATGATTTTCTTTGGGTGGAGAAATACCGTCCCCGCTCCATTGCTAATACCGTCTTACCAGATGGTTTAAAAAATACCTTCCAAAAGATGGTGGATACCGGTGAATTGCCTAATATGCTTTTCACCGGTACTGCCGGTCTTGGCAAGACAACTGTAGCTCGAGCTCTATGTACTGAACTTGATCTCGACTATATAGTTATTAATGGTTCTGAAGAAGGCAATATCGATACTCTTCGGACTAAGATTAAACAGTTTGCTTCTACTGTTTCTCTACAAGGTGGATATAAAGTTGTAATCCTCGATGAGGCAGACTATCTTAATCCACAATCGACTCAACCGGCTCTTCGCGGATTTATTGAAGAGTTTGCAAATAATTGTCGATTTATTCTTACATGCAACTTTAAGAATCGTATTATCGAACCACTTCATTCTCGCTGTGGCGTTTATGAATTTAATACGACTAAAAAAGATATGGTTGGGCTATGCGGCCAATTTATGGATCGCGCAGCAGATATTTTATATAAAGAAAAAGTATCGTTTGACAGTAAAATTCTAGCAGATCTGATTATGAAATTTGCTCCTGATTGGAGAAGAATACTCAATGAACTACAGCGATATAGTATTGGTTCAAATACTATAGATAATGGTATACTCGTCAATCTTTCGGATAGAAATTATGATGACCTTTTTAATCATTTAAAGGTTAAAGATTTCAAGAAGATGAGATCATGGGTAGTAAATAATATCGATACAGATGCATCTGCAATATTTAGAGCTATATATGATCGTATGAATAACAAAGTACAATCTCATTCAATTCCGCAACTAGTTCTCATCTTAGCTGACTACCAATATAAAAACGCATTCGTAGCCGATCATGAACTTAATGTAGTCGCTTGTCTTACGGAGGTTATGGCTAATGTCAAATTTGACTAATTTTATTGAAGAATATACTATTTCAGATTCTATTTGTAATGAATTTTTAGATTACTATCATGCTAATAAAGATAAACAGTATGCAGCAGAATCTCCGGATAAATTGATAAGTGCTACTTATCTTACAATTGAACCTCAAGATTATAAAATATTTGATAATTTTTTTAGCATTCTCGTTAAAAAAATTGATGGCTATATTGAAAAATATGTTCTTTCTAAACAAGAAAATTGTGAATCCTTTGGAAGTTGGGCTTTAAATGAACCTTTTAATATTCAATATTATGCACCTGGACAAGGTTACGGCGCACCACATTGTGAAAGAATGAATTTTGAAGATGGCCCTCGTTTTTTGGTTTGGATGTTATATTTAAGTAATACTCCTAAGGCTGGTACAAAATGGATTCATCAAGACTATACAACCGAGTGCAAAAAGGGTTCGTTAGTTCTTTGGCCTTCAGACCTTACACACTTACATGTAGGAATTCCATCAATGAATGATGATAAATATATTGCTACAGGTTGGGTTAGCATGATTCCTACACCAGGTCATGAAAATTGGATGGATGACTAATGACTATCAACTTAGTACTCTATACAAAGACTGAGTGTGTTTTTTGTGAAGTAATGAAAACAAAACTTAAAGACTGGGGATATTATTATAATGAAGTAAATCTTGATAAAATGCCAGAAAATAAACAATTTATGAAACAACAAGGGCATAAGACTGTGCCACAGCTTTATTGGAATAATATCCATTTAAATAAGGTAAACACAAATGACTTTACTAAAAATCATCTAGAAGAAGCATTAAACTTAGATGATTATGCTGGAGGAGTAGAATATTGGGGATCATAAAATTTTTAAAATCTGATCCTCATAATGAATTATCAGATTTCGAAGTGCGAAAAGAAATAACTACACTTCTTATAACTTTTATTATTACTTTTTTTGCTGGACTGCTTACTAATTTTTCAGGAACTATGATCATAGGTTTAGTCACTTATTGTTTCTTTAGATATATGCAAAGACCGTGGAGCGACTAATGAATCCGTTTGATTATTTGAATGCAATTAATGATACCAAAAAAGATATCATGATTGACGATATCGCAGAGAAAAGTTATAACTCTTTTATGGTCAATCGTGGTTTATCATACTTTAATGATACAGTTATTTTTGCTAATGAAATGAATAGACTCCATCATCTAGACAATCGTCTACAATTTGACTTTTATATAAATATAATACGAAAGCGGAAAAGGTTTTCCAAATGGATAAAACCTGATATCGCAAGTGACGTGGAAGTTGTTAAGGAATATTATGGCTATAGTAATGAAAAAGCTCGCCAGGCCTTAACCCTTCTTACACTTGAACAAATTAATGAATTGAAGAAGAAGGTTTATAAAGGTGGAAGAAAATAATAACATTGTCGAATGGACACCAGCTTCAATGCTGGAAATAACATTGAACGAGCCTGATGATTTTCTCAAGGTTAGAGAAACCCTCACAAGAATTGGCGTAGCATCTCGTAAAGATAAAAAGCTATTCCAGTCATGTCATATTCTACACAAACAAGGTAGATATTTCATTGTACATTTTAAAGAACTTTTTCTACTTGATGGTAAAAAATCAAATTTAGAAGAAAATGATATTGCTCGTAGAAATACTATTGCGCAACTTATGTCTGATTGGGGACTTATTTCTATTGAATCTAGTCTTAAAGTTGAATCTTTGGCGCCAATGAGACAAATTAAAATTATTCCTTATAAGGAAAAAAATGATTGGGAATTGTGTCCCAAATATAATATTGGAAATAAAAAGTGAAAAACGATATAGTATTTTTTAACAGTATGCCAGGGGTGGCTACAGCTTATCCTATCGTAAAATCTGGCGAAATTGATTTTAAGTGGGTTGATAAGGTAAGAGCTAGTTACAAGCATTACATTCAAAATCCGCAATTTAATGAAAAAACTAATGTTAATAAACACACTCATATTAGAAGATGCCCAGGTATATTTGAGATACTTGAAGCCGGATATATTGTAAGATTACCATATGATATAAATGTATATGCTGACAGATCAAATCAAGAGCTTCATCACACTCTGCCTCAGCCGGCTTTTGCACAAGTTTTAGATGTTTCTTCTATAGTTCATCCAAATCACGGTATACCCGGAATTGAAAAACTAAATATTAAAATTGCAACTGGATGGGAAGTCTTATCTCCTGTTAAATTCTTAATTATACCAATTCCATATCCTGACGGCACACCGCCGATCGAATCAAGTATTGGAATATTAGATCCATCTTTTTCATCTGAAATTAATTTGCAAGGATGGTGGAACGCTGAAGGAGAGGTATTGTTGCCAGCGGGCATGCCTCTCATGCAGCTTATTCCTCTTACTGAAAGAAATATGAATTTAATTTGTAGGGAAGCAACTGTTTCAGATATTAGATGGGTTAATACCAAAAAGTATTTGCAGCAGCACACATTTTCTTCACCTACAGCAAAAAAAGTAATACAAAAAGTATATCAACACTTTTGTTTGTGATATACATAGA